TCGCCTGACTGGATAAGAATGTTTTCTTCATGGTGGAGTTCATTTTGTAAATAGTGAATAGCTTTTTCTAAGTCTTCGCATCTCTTGAGCTGACCGCCTTTGTGACCAGCTCTGCATATATATTTAATTGCATTACCTAAGTGGAAGCTTAAGTTCTGGTCACGAATAAAATCCCAGACCTCGATACTGCCTCTTCTATAGTAGTCCATTTTTTGAGTAGATTGGAGAGTGAATTACCTAATACAAAGTTTTGCTTCTGTAAGGCAAGGAAGAGGGTTATTATATCCTCTTTATGATCATAATAGGTTTCATTTAACCTATCTTTTAAGATTCTCATCCTAAGATCTTGTTCAACTGTCAACTGTGTAATCGGCTCTGGGAGTCCAAAGGATGATTTCTTGTTTTTCTGTGTCATAATCGTCGATAGTTAATATTTTAGCAAGTCTTGCATTCAATAAGGCGTCTTCTTCTGTTAACCCTTTATCAGTGAATGCCTTGACTGCTGTCTTCCAGCTGTAACCTTCTTTGTCAAAGAGCGTTGTTGCCCTCTTGACGCCAATACCGGGCACTCCGCCATATCCATCAGTTTGATCTCCAGAAAGACACTGGATAAGATGCCAAGTTCTTCCGGCGTTAGGGCTGACTGTGATTCTTTCATCTAAATTGTATAGTTCTCCAGGGATTTGTTTCATATCCTTGTCTGGTGAAACTATTACATTTCCGGGGTACTGGGTAGCATAAATACCCATCGCATCGTCTGCCTCTAGCTCTGGCATGACAACTACTTCAAACTCAGTCTTGAGTTTATTTATAACACGTTTATACCCACAAGGCTTCTTACGATTTCGGTGGCCTTTGTAAGATGGTGCAATTTTTTTCCGAAAATTCTTAGTGTCCGAAAAGAAAAGCTTTATAGTAGCGAATGACCCAAACTCATCTTTAAGTCTGGTGATTTCCCTGATTGTTGCATTGTATGCGTCACTGAAGTTGCTAGTAACAAGGATAACATCCTCGCCAAAGTCAAGTTCAGTCTCTGCTGCAGCACAGTTCTTATATACAATGAAGTCTGCATCAATTAATAATTCCATAGGTGGTTTAGTGTACGTCTGCCCATGTGTGGCCTGACTGTGATTCAGCGGCTATTGGACATCGTAGTGAATAAAAGGTTCCGGCTTCTACAGCTTTAACCTCAAGTAAGAGTTTGAGTGCTTCTTTGTCGCACTCCTTGCATTCATATTGTAGTTCATCATGAACAAATGCAAGCTGGTTAGCAGTAGGTGGTAGGTATTCATAAGCTAATACCATCCAACGCTTCGCTAAAATCGCTGCTGATCCCTGCAAAAGATAGTTAAGGGCTTTGTGTGGCTTGTCAACTAAGATACGTCTTTTATCTAATCCTAGAACATATCCTCTCTCACTAACCTTCTTAACCGCCGTAAGTAATTCTTTAAGACCCGGAATCGCATCAACATATGCCTTTCTGATCTCTCTGCCTTTCTTAACAGCTTGCCCATCTGATAGTTGTTTATCATAGCTATGACCTAACTTAGCATCGCCAGCCCCATATAAAAAGGCGTACGAAATTGTCTTGATTTGTTTACGAGTAACACCTACTTTGTTAGCATTGGTTTGGTGTATGTCTCCGTTAATGAGGATGTCTGCATATCTACCACCGTCATATCGTGCGAGATAATGGGATAGTACTCTAAGCTCAATGCCACTAAGATCGGCACCGACCAATATTTTATTAGGGGATGCAGTAAATAATTGTCTGAATCGTTCATCACTTGGAACTTGGGAAAGGTTGGGTTTACGGTGGGCACATCGAAAAGTACTAGTTGCTACTGAACAATGGTGATGTATACGGCTAGACGTCGTAACAAGCTTCTGCCATGCGTTCACGCCTTGCGATATCATCCCTAACTTCTTTGTCAGATCCAGCAGTTTCAGAAAACTCAGAGCTATATCCGACCCAAGCTCCTTTAATACGGTCTCGTCTATAACCGCCTTCCCGGAGGCAGTCATTGATGAAGCCTTCCAGCCATAGTGTGTTGTCAGTATCCATGAAATGTGGTCTCGTGAGGTAGGATTTAGATCCTTGAGTTTGGTAAATGTAGCACCAGCGACATAGCCTTTGGTCCGATTATTTCGCTTAGGAGTAAATAGTGGTCCGGCAACGAAAGGATGCCTGTTGCATAGTATTGCACAAGTTTCTTCATACTCTCGTCTGAGAGCCGATTCAAGTTCCCGTGCAGCTGGCTCATCAAAAAACCATCCATGATTCTCCTGTTCTGTAAGTATGTGGGCTACCTGATGCTCTAATTGGAGCCAGTCAGGTAAGGGTGGAAGTGGTCGCATAACTTCTCTGTAACTTTAACGTCTTGTATACAATAATCTTGCATTTCTTTCGACCATGTTTTCCAATCTGTGTCTTTGCCAAAGTCTCCTTTATAGACACCTAGACGGTAGCCATAAGCCTCAAGAGAATGTCTTCCATATAATTTCGTT